GCCGAGCGCGAGAAATAGTCCCCGTTCCCGGGCGTATCGGTCGTGAGCTACTGGTCCGAGTACCGTGCCGCTCACCCCGAGTACCGTGAGCGTGAGCGTGAACGTGGGCGCCGTAGACGGGCTACTGGGGTCCGCGGGGACCGTACCGCTGAATACGCCCGACGCAGTGCTCGGCGTCGCGTGGTCGAGACGTCCGCGGTCATGACGCACCCGCTACTCGACGCCGCTCGTGCCTATGTGGGCGATAGGCCACCCGGAGCATACTTCCGGTGGACGCGGGAGCTCGACGACGAAGACGCGACGTCCGAGGCCGTCTTGGCGATGCTGGAAGGCTGCGACCCGCGTCAGGCCGTGAAGGTGTACCGCAGCGCGGCGTCAGCGTGGCGACGTGTCACGGGTCACTATGATGAGACGGTCCGATGATCGAGCCGTTCACCCTCCGACACTGGCGCGACTGGACACCCGACCTCATCCTCGATACGGGCGAGTCGTTCCATCCGCAAGGGTTCCAGAACGATTTCGTGCGGGATCTGTTCAAGGGCTGGCCCGAGTGCTGGCTGGTCGTGCCCGAAGGCAACGGTAAGACGACGCTGCTCGCGGCGCTGGCGTTGTATCACACCGAGTTCCGGCCCTTCGCGGTCGTGCCCGTCGCAGCTGCGTCCCGTGAGCAGGCCGAGATCGTGTATCGACAGGCCGAAGGGTTCGTGTTGCGCTCGCCCCGGTTGCATGAGGTCGTGCGTTCGCCCATCCAAGCCGCGAAGGGCAAGGTCAAGGTAGACGTGCCCCGCTTCGTCTGTCTCGAGGGGTATCGGCGCATCAACCATGCCGATGGCGGGCGCATCCAAGTCTTCGCTGCCGATGACCGTACCGGTGATGGTGTCGTGCCCACGCTCGCCATCATCGATGAACCGCATCGCCAGCGCGACCTGTCCCTCTACCGGACCTGGTCGGGCAAGCTGCTCAAGCGTTCAGGGCAGCTGGTCGCGATCTCGACCAGTGGCGAACCCGGCTCGGATTTCGAGCTGACCCGCAGACGCATCCACGACCACGCCGACACCCGCAGCCGCAAGCGTGCCCACACCCGCGTCAGCTCCGACCGTGTCGTGCTCCATGAGTGGGCGTTGCCCGAAGGTGACGACCCCGACGACCTCCGTGCCGTCAAGCGTGCCAACCCGTTACGTACCATCACGGTCCCCGTCCTGCGTCAGAAGCGTCATTCCCCGACGATGACGATGCACCATTGGCTACGCTTCGTCTGCAACCGCCCGACCCGTGACTCCGATACGTGGCTCGGACCTGATGCCGTCGCTGTCTGGGACGCTATCGAGGAGGCCCATGAGTTCATCGACGGTGCGCCGACGTGGCTGGGTGTCGATGTCGCGCTCAAGCGTGACACGTCTGCGGTCGTGGCGGTCCAGCAGCGCGAGGACGGTCGCTGGCACGCGAACTGCCGCGTCTGGGTCCCGACACCCGGTACGCCCGTGGATACGACGGACATCATGCAGTACCTTCGTGGGCAGGCTGCACTCTACGATGTGCGTGCCGTCAGCTACGATCCCCGCTTCTTCGATGTCCCGGCGAAGTACCTCGAGGACGAAGGCCTACCGATGGTCGAGATCCCGCAGTCGGTGGAGCGTATGACCGTCGCTATCGGCGGTCTGTATGAGGCCATCATGGGCAAGGACATCACGCACGAGCCGGATGAACTATTCACGACCCAGGTACTCAACGCCGTGCCGCGCTTCAATGATCGTGGTTTCACCCTTACCAAGTCCAAGTCTCGCGGTCACATCGATGCCGCCATCGCACTCGCGCTTGCCCTTGAGCGCGCACAACGTCCTACGCCTGCCAGCGAACCGATGGTGACGTGGGCATGATCCCCAGCTTTGGAGGCCCATGAGCTACCTATCCCGCTTCCGTGACTACCTTCGTCCACCCGCAGAGCGTTCCTACTATCTGCCCGAAGCGCTCATGAACTTCAACGGCAACACGTACCCGATCACGATGCCGCAGCAGACACTCGGCTTCAAGGAGGAGCAGCCGGCTGCGACGTTCAGCGGCTATGCCCAAGGCATGTACGCAGGCAACGGCGTCGTCTTCGCGTGCATGGAACGTCGGCGCCAAGTGTTCAGCCAAGCGCGGTTCCAGTGGCGAGCGGTCGACGGTGGCGTCCTCGGTGAGTTATCCGGTGACGCTCGCCTCCTGCCGCTTGAGCGACCGTGGGCTGGCGGCACGACCGGCGACCTCTTGGGTCGCATCCTCAACGCCGCTGACCTGGCCGGCAACGCTTTCGTCATCCGTAATGGCCCCGGTGTCAAGCTGCTGCGTCCCGACTGGATGAGCATCATCAGCGGCAGTGACAAGGAACCAGACCAGGGCATGGCGGCCGCCGATGCCGTACTCGCCGGGTATGCCTACTGGCCGGGTGGCAAGTCGGCAGGGCAGGATCCCGAGTTCTTCCTGCCCGAAGAAGTCGCGCACTTCGCGCCATCGCCCGACCCGCTCGCGGAATGGCGCGGCATGTCGTGGCTTACGCCCATCATCCGGGAGGTCATGGCCGATGGCGCAGCGACACAACACAAGCTCAAGTTCTTCGAGAACGGGGCGACGCCGAACCTGGTGGTGTCGATGGACCCGGAGGTCACGCTCGAGAAGTTCAACGCCTTCGTCGAGAAGATGGACGAAGACCACAAGGGAGTCGCCAACGCATACCGGACCCTGTACGTCGGTGGTGGCGCAGACGTCAAGGTTGTCGGTAGCGACCTCAAGCAGCTTGACTTCAAGATGACGCAGGGCGCCGGGGAGACCCGTATCGCTGCCGCTGCTGGCGTGCCGCCCATCCTCGCGGGACTGTCCGAGGGTCTACAGGCCGCGACCTATTCCAACTATGGACAGGCGCGACGTGCGTTCAGTGACTCCACCATCTGGGACCTGTGGCGCATCGTCGCCGGGTCGCTCGAGACCATCGTGCCGCCGCCTCCGGGTATGCAGCTATGGGTCGACACGCATGACATCCCATTCCTACAGGAAGACGAGAAGGACGCCGCCGAGATCCAGCGCGTGAAGTCCACGAGCATCAGTAGCCTAGTGAACGCGGGCTATACGCCCGAGTCCATCATCGATGCCGTCGTCTCGGAAGACCTCACGCGTCTCGTCCATTCCGGTCTCTACTCCGTGCAGCTACAGCGACCCGGCAGCGGGCAGCCCGATACCGGGAAGCTCGCCGAGATCGAGAACGCCCGTGCCGACTTGGTCGACGCTGGTGTCGTCCGTCCCACTGATGCACAGATCGCAGAGCGTCTCGGTGTCAGTGACCGCACGCTTCGCCGGTGGCGTTCCTGATGACCACCATCAACGGTCCCGCTATCCCGGTCACGTCATCGGACTTCATGTATCGGGTGGCGCTGGGTGAGATCACCAGCCATTCCTACATCGCCAAGTTCGGGCGCAACCCGGATATCGCTGCTACGCCAGCATCGACACCCGAAGACGTCTGGTCTGCGGGTGGCGTCTACACCGGGCATCCGACCCAGTCCGAGACGCTGGAGATCTATTCGTCTGGGACCGATGCCGCTGACGACGTATCGCCAGCTGGTACCGGCGCGCATACCGTCAGGGTCGAGGGTCTGGGCGATGACTGGACGTTCAAGACGGCAGACGTGACCATGAACGGCACGACACCCGTGACCATCCCCGGTCTCTGGCGCCGTGCCAACCGTGCCTACGTCCTGACTGCTGGCACCGATGGGCACAATGCCGGGGACATCATCGTTCGCCATACGACCACGACAGCGAACGTCTTCATCCATCTTCCGGCACTGTTCAATCAGACCCTCATCACGGCCTATACCGTCCCGGCTGGGAAGACGGGCTACCTGATGACCTACGGCGCGAACATGTCCCGCGCGTCTGGCGCTGCTGGTTCAGCCACGATCAGTCTCCGGGCGCGTGAGCCTAGCGGCGTCTTCCGTGCGCGCTTCGTGGACGAGATGAGTACCGGTCTCGGCCTACACCATGCCGTCCAAGGCTCGACCTCGTTCCCCGAGATGACCGATATCAAGGCCCGTATCGACGCCGTGTCCGATAACGGTACCGTCGTCTCGGCGCACTTCACGCTCGTACTCATCGATGACTGAGTGTCCGGTCGTGTCCGCTCGTGTCCGCTTCCTGCCCTAGACTCCCGGCGCGTTCGCGCGCACGCTTGCGGGCATGGATACCCCAGCAGCCCCACGCGACGACCTCGTTCGCGCTGTCTGGCCGGGTGTCGAGCTTCGTGATGCTGCCGAGGCGGCTGATGACAGCATCGGCACCATGACCGGGCATTTCTCGGTATTCGACACCTGGTACGAAGTGAGCAGTCTGCATGAAGGTCACTTCATGGAACGTGTCGCACCGGGCGCGTTCGCGGACACCATCGCCGAAGACCGTGCCTCGATGCGCGTCACCCTCAATCATGGACAGGACCCGCAGGCAGGCGACAAGCCGCTCGGTCCTATCACCGTCCTCGAGGAAGACGGGCAGGGCGCACGGTATGAGGTCCCACTACTCGATACGTCATACAACCGGGACATCCTGCCCGGTCTCAAGGAAGGGCTGTACGGCTCATCCATGCGCTTCAGCGTTACCGCTGACCACTGGAACAAGGAACCGAAGCGTTCCGACTCCAACCCTGCTGGTATCCCTGAACGAACCATCACGCAAGGACGGGTATCCGAGTTCGGACCCGTGACCTTCCCAGCCAACCCGGACGCCGTATCTGGTGTCCGTTCCATGACAGATCGCTTTCGCGGTCCAGAGCCGGTAGCCCCGGCAGAACCGGGGCCAGCCCCGAAGGAGACGACAGTGGATCCCACTGCATACATCACCCGGGACGAGAAAGCGTCTCGTGCTCGTGAGCTCAAGACCGTCCTCGCGACGATCAGCGAGGAGAACTCCGGCGTCCTGGCGCCTGACGTTCAGACCCGCTGGGATGAGTCCGAGACCGAGCTAGCTGCTGTCGAGGCCGATATCGCCGCTGCCGATGCGCGCATGGCGAAGGTCGAATCGTTCAGCGACAAGACCGAGACGCCTGCTATCCCGATGCAGATCAATCGCAAGTCCGAGGCCGACATCTTCGATATCGAAGGTGCGACCCGGGGCAAGAACAAGGTCCAGCGTCGGCAGACCCTCCGTGACAACGCGATGCGTGCCGCTGAGCAGATGCGTGTCCCGAGTGACCGCTATGACCAGGACAAGTCCCGCGAGCGTGTCCAGAACCTGCTCGACTACAACGACAGCCGTGATGGCGAGATCGCCAGCATGATGCTGACCACGGGTTCCCCGCAGTACCGCGAAGCGTTCAATAACTACGTCGCATCTGGCGGTCAGGAACGTGCCGCCGCTCTCGCGGTCGGCGTGGACGGTACCGGTGGCTTCGCGGTCCCGGTGACGCTAGACCCGACCATCCTCGCGGTCGGCGCGTGGACAGCCATCAACCCCTATCGGCAGGCGTGCCGTGTCGAGACCATCAGCGGGACCGACACTTGGCAGGCGCTCACCGCGAGCGTCGTCGCTGCGTCCTACGCAGCCGAGGCCGCTGCTGCGACCGAAGCAGGCCCGACCTTCGTGCAGCCTGAGTTCGTCGCCAAGCGCGCGCACTCGTTCGTGACCGTCTCCTACGAGATGGCGCAGGACCGACCTTCGCTACCGTCCGACTTGGGCAAGCTCTTTGGTGAGGCCAAGGACACGCTCGAGGAAGCGCAGTTCACGACCGGCGCTGGCACGACCGTATACCCGCAGGGCATCGGTCTCAAGGACGCCATCACTCGCAAGGACACCGTCACCAACGACGTCCATGCCGTAGCCGACGTCCTCGCGCTCGAGGCTGACGTGCCCATCCGGCATCGCATGACTGCCGCTTGGTTCCTGACCCGAGCAGCCATCCGCGCCATCCAAGCCTACGAGACAGTCGGCGGCCAGCTGTACGGAGGCATCGGCTACCCAGCCACTCCCAGCCCTGCTACCAACGGGACCGGTAATACCGGCCTGACGCTGCTCGGCTACCCCGTCTGGGAGACGCCCTCGATGCCGTGGACACCGACCACGGACGATACGACTTGGGGCGTGCTGATGCCGCCTTCTAACTACGTCATCGTCGATCGTGTCGGCATGAGTATCAAGGTCATCCCCGACATGCTCAATGGCGCTACCCCGAGCTTCCCGACCGGTGAGATCGGCGTCTACGCCTTCTGGCGCAACACCGCTCGCGTGCTGAACGTGGACGGCGGGCGTCAAGGCGCCATCCAGTAGCAACCCTGACCGGGACGGGACACCCCGTCCCGGTTCACTCCCCACAGGAGGGATCAATGGCAAAGAAGAAGTCGGATCTCGTATCGGCTCGTGGGGGGTTCATCGGCGTGGTCGGTGGCGAGACCATCACCCTGAGTCGGGGCGACTTGGTCGAGAGCGACCATCCCATCGTGAAGAAGCATCCCGAGCTATTCGAGACGCCGTTCCTGCGCTACCCGCTCACGGAGCAGGCGACAGCTGCGCCCGGAGAGAAGCGCAACCGATGAACATGTACACGAACCTCGCGGCTGCTAATGCCGTGAGTGCTGACAGGTTCCTCAATAGCGTCAATATGAAGGTCGGCGCGTACACGCTGGACGAGACCACCATCCCCACGCAGGGCGCGCGGCATATCAACGTGACGCATACGCTCGGCGGCAACGTCGACACGCTCGGCACCCTGACCGTCGTGGGCAAGGATCTCGCCGGGCAGACCATCACTGAGGTCATCACTCCGGTCGATAGCTCGCTTGTCGCTGGTACCAAGTGGTTCGCCAGTGTCACGAGCGTGACCGGTGCGGGTTGGGTCGTCTCGGTCGATACCACCCCGGACACCATCGAGATCGGCTACGGCGCCGAGATCTGCGTCTGTGAAGGTGCGGGCCGACTCGCGGCCATCGTCGTCAACACGACCGCTGCCAGTACCATCGTGGTCGCTGACGCTCGCGGCACCATCGCGACGCTCAAGGCGAGCATCGGTGAGAACAATTACGTCTACGGCGTGGACACGATGAACCTGACGCTAGACCTCAACGGCAACAGTGATATCACCGTGATCCATACCCCGAGCCTTCCTACTAGTTACGCTTCCTGATGGCTGGACTCACGCATACCACCGTTGCCGTCACGGCAGACGACGGGTCCGAGGTCGGGACCGATGCTTGGAACGAAGCGCACACGGTCACGGGCGACGTGGACATGCTCGCCTATGACCTCAAGACCGATGACATCATCGAGAGTACCGCTACTGCTGGCGTGACCATCGATGGTGTACTCGTCAAGGACACGAGTATCACCTTCAACGATGAGGCCCTTGGCGAGTACGACGAGGGCACGTGGACTCCGGGGCTGACGGCGCA